GAACCGTCTTTTTTGATTACATCTGCATCCAAAGCAAACAAGGTTTTAAGCCAAGTTATTATTTTCCACTTTTTAGAAGTCCCTGTTGCATCGTCTGTGGTATCAGAAACATCCACAACATGAATTAAATCATCATCGTGGGGGACTTCTTCTAATTCTGTTGTTATATCAGTTAATTTTTTATCAGCCATAATTAAATTAAATTACATTACATTCTACGAGAGCCGAAGCCCCCGTGTGAATAAAATCTAATCTGGATTAGATAGTTTTATTTCTAATTCTAATTCCCAAGTTTGACCTGATACTTTTGTTCCCTGATCGCTGACTTTTCTGTTAATTAACACTCCGTCTGTTGTCTTTGTAAGAAGTCCAAACTCTTGCCAAGATTGGTTTGCTGTATCTCCGTCATAACTTGCTTTCCAATTTGCTTTTTGATCTGTTCCAAATGTTGGATAACCTGCTTCCATTCCTTCTTTAACTCCTGCGGTAAATGTAGGTGCTGTTTCTAAGTCATCTACGGCATCTCCGCAGATAATTTTCCATAAATGGTTCATCCCTTCGTTTGTTAGCAAGTTTCCGTCAAACTCGTTTACTTCGTATGGTGTTGATTCTCCTTTGTTGTATTTAGTGACTTTCCATTTTGGAAGCCAGTTTAGTTTTTCTTTATTTTTCATTTTTTTCTATCTCGTTAATTTGAATAGCGACCTTTTTTGCTTCTTCTACATATTGTTTTGCCCTTTCAAGTGATACTCTGTAATAAGTATTCTTGGCTGGGTCGTAAATTGTTATCTTCATAATAATATTTATTTAGTTTTAATAATTCTAAACATTTTGTCTAAGAACCCTACCCTTTCCCAGTTAGGGCTTTTTTCCAACCTTTGATTTGCTTTTTTGTATTCCTTTACTTCTCCCGTTTTTTTATTTTTATATGTATATTTCATAAACAAGAACTTAGTCCTACCTCCGAAGAGGCAGGTGCTAAAATCTCATTTAGCTTGTTGCAGTTTTAAGAACAGCAACTGTGTTAGATAACACTTGCATATATCCTGTTCTTTGAATGAATCTAACTGCTTGTCTGTCGGTTTGGAAGAGGTTGATTTCACTTCCTACTGGGTTAATTGAACCCTGAGTAGCAGTATCAACTCTTAATCCACCTTTATATCCGAGGATACAACCTCTTTCAAAGTCTCCGAACATCAATACTGGCTCATCTGCTGAGTCAACATCATCAATTCCCGGAAGAACATCTGAAAGAACGATTGGTTTACCGTGGAGCATCATTTCTCCTCCTTCTTTAAGATTCTTAAAGAGGAATTGTCCGTTATCGTCTTGGAGGTTTCTAATGTAGTTGAAAACTTCCCAACTCATTACATACTTTCCACGATTTCTAACAGATTGAGATACTTCTCCTTGAATATCAGCTAATTCCTTTGCTAATGTCTTGTCAGCGATAGAAGTCATATCAGTTCCACTTAATCTAAGAACAGAATCATCTGCCTGATATAGAATACCATCACTATCATCAGCAAGGAATTTCTCGTCTTCTGCTTCAGCAAATGCTTCTGCGACTCTCTGAGTAACAAAACTTACAAGGTCAACTTCAGAATCTTCTAAGAGTTCGTTAGTCATTGATACGAGAGCGGCTAATTTATCCAAGCTAAGCTCGTTCTGAGTTACTCAACAACATCAGTTGCTAATTCGTTAGCAGCGTATTTGTGCTTACTAAGTTGCATTGTTCTGAAAAGTTGTCTTGCGACTCCGTACTGTTCTTGTAATGCAAGGATTTCAGGGGCTAATTCTGTATCAACAACTTCAGATGGCTCTGTAGTAGAATGGTCTTTTGTTTTTAGGAATGTTCTTGCACCTTCAATGTCGTTATTAACGATGCTTTTCATAATTCCCTTAAAGATTTCATTCTTTTCTTTGCGGTTTTCTTTTTCTTGAACTTCTGGGTTATAAATACCAGATTTCTTTTTCATTCTTTCTCTTTCGTCTTCAAGTGCTTTTTCTAACTTCTCTTCTAATTTGGCTTCGTATTTTTCTTCTAAGTCAGCAACTTTTGCTTCAAGAATATCTGAAAGCATTTTTTCAGTTGCTTCATCTTCTTCTTCTACTGTTTCTTCTTCTTTTGTAATTTCTTTTTTCATATTTCTAATGATTATAGTTTTTCTAATGGGAGTCCCGTAGCGGGAGTTTGCCGACCAATCTACTTATCTCCGCTTAATTTCCTTAATGCTTTGTGCAGTTTTTTCTTCTTAATGCTTAAATTATCTTCGTGTGTTTCTGATATTTCTTGATGCAGTTTTTTGATTGCTTCGCTGATGCTTTTCTTTGGCTCTTCTGTGATCTCAGCTAATGCCTTCTCTTTGTTGTCTGCCTCTAAAAGTTTATTCAGTGCATCAACTGCGGTTTGAACTTTCTGCTTTGTTGCTTTTGATAACACTCTGCCCTCTTTTGTGAATATCTCTTTAATGATTTTTTCTTCTAAGATTGCTTCTTTAATAAACTTCTCCCCACCGATCGTAATTTCGTCTATCTCAATGTCTTCTTCTGTCTCCTCCTCTGTCTCATCTTCTGCTTCCTCTTTAGTATCTTCGTCTGTCTCCTCTTCGTCTACGACTTCTATATCTTCTTCCTCAATATCTCCTAACTGCTCTACATCAATTCCTTTCTGTTTTGCTAATGCTCTTGCGTTTGCTGGAACACTTACTGCTGATACCTCTAAAAGCTCGTTTGTTTCTTCTCCGGGGATAAACCCTACTGAAAAAGCGTTAAGATATCCTCCTTTGTAAAGGTCATAGATTATCTTTGCTTTTGGGTTTTCATTTACGGCAAACTTAATCTTTCCTTCTAATTTTTCAGGAGTATTTACCATCCACTCTACTCTTCCTATCACTTCACAAGCGTCCTTGTGAGTGTGACTGTTTACTACTACTGGATTGTCTAAGTAATTATCTACATTCCAGTTTTGTTTAACACTTTCACCGTGGCGATCAATGTCCGGAGTTGAAAATGTTGCGACTAAGGTTGATTGCTCTTCGTTTATAGAAGATATCTTTACTGGTATTTTTAAGAATTTTTTCTTCATATTATTATTTATTATTTATACTTGGCACTGACAGTTCACGCTGTCTGCTGGTGGACCATCTCCGGGGAACATTAACCTATTCCCGAGTCCGCTTGTAAATGGTGAATTTATTGGAACTTCTTGTCCGTCCATACTTATGTGAGAATCTCTGGTATTCTGCATTGCAGCAACCCATACTTTCGTTTCTAATCCCCCTTGTTTGTATCCCTCTAAGTTTGCTGATTGTTGTGCATAATGAGTTTCTGTTCGTGCGATTGTTCTTCCTCGTCCTTCTATGGTTTGTCCGTATAAGTCATCTACTCTTGCTCCTATTTGTTCGTAATTTTCCCCTAACTCTATCCCTTCTTGTATTCGTGATTTTAATTGTTCAAAGGTTGTATATTCTAACTGTGATGTTAAAACAAAGTTTATTCCGAATCTTGATGATACCTCTTCACCCTCTTCTCTCATTACTCTCTCTAATGCAGGGAATATAATTGATTTT